CACTCTTTGAAAACAAATTAAACCGCCGTATGCCGAACGGCACGTACGGTGGTGTGAGAGGGAAGGAAACGAAAATAGGTAGGAAAACCTTCGTTTCCCTACCTACTCGATTTCTTTTTTCCTTCTTTTATTTTATGCCACCTCTTACTATCAATTCCGTGATAGTAACATTTAAAACATTCTTCATTCCCCCTATATTTAATAAGGTATTTTTGCCAAAAAGATTTATACAGATGGCAAAATTATTTATCAATAAGGACATTAAGACCGAGGCAGAAGCCTTGCAGAGCTATTACCTGACCGGCGAGGGTGGCGTTAGCTTTGCTGATGTGCGTTCGTTCTTGGATTGGATGGAGCCAACCGATACTCATGTAGATATTGAGTTGCACTCATGTGGTGGTGACACAACAGAGGGTTACGCAATCTATGACGCGCTCCGAGCTTCTGGAAAGGAAATTACCGCTACCGTTGTGGGCTTGTGTGGCAGCATGGCTACCGTTGTATTGCTCGCAGCTCCAAAGGAAAGACGCAGAATGTACCCGCATGCAAAGTTGCTGATTCATTCCCCATTTATCCCAGGTTATGCTCGTGATTTGGACGCTGATACGTTGAACTCGCTTCAAGCTGTGTTGGCTCAGGAAAAAGCCCGTATGTTGGCGGTCTATGTGGAACGTACCGGCGTGGAATCAGAAGCGTTGGAAAACCAAATGGCGAAAGCCTCTTGGTTCGGTCCAGAAATCGCGAAGCAGTTGGGCTTCATTAGTGAAGTCCTGGCTCCGATTTCGGCAAAAGGTGAGGACTTGTTAAACCCTACAAATAACAAAAGTGAAATGAAAAAAGAAAAACAAAAACAAACCGTAGCTGAGGCATTTCGTGCTTTGGGAAAAGCTCTTGGAGTCGTTAAAGACGATGAAACAAAGGGTATGGAATTGACAACCGCGGGCGGTGATACCTTGACCGTTGAGCGTGAAGAAGGTGAACCGGCTGTAGGTGATACCGCATCCCCAGACGGCGAACACGTTATGCCAGACGGCAGAACAATCGTAGTAACTGACGGCGTGATTGTGGAAATCCGCGATGCTGAAAACGCAGAAGACGAGACAGACGAAGACGTAGAAGCTTTGCAGACTCGTATTGCTGAGCTTGAAGCAGAAGTTAAGGAACTGAAAGCGAACGCAAAGAGCAAGGAAGACGCTCGCATTTTGGCAGCAGTAAAGGCCGCAGGTGGTGAAGCATGGCTTTCTAAAGCACGCAGTAACTACAAGGTTGACGCAGAACCAAAGGCAAAGGTCACTGGCTCACGTCTTGAAGCGAAGTTGGCCGAACAACGTGAAATTTTGAAGTCACGAATCTAAGAGAGAGAAAATGTAGAAGTTTTCGCTTGATTAATAAATGCAAGTAATAATTTAAAATAAATACGGATATGAAGAATTTGAAAGATTTTGAGGCTCCTTCGCCTTACATTGAAAAACTTTCAGAGCTTATATTTTTGGCAACGGTCAAGAATGTAGAACTCGACAAGGTTGTTACTATGATGGGTAATGTGAAGCATGGTAAACCTATTGGCGGTGTCGGTGAAATCGGCCTTATCGGTAGCTTGTCACAAGGCTGCAAGGAAGCGTTCGAAAAGTTGCAGTTGATGGGCATCGAAAAGAAGTGGGACCTCGCAGAATGGGTTGTGCCTTTGGAATTTTGCTATGACGACATCAAGGGTAAGCTCGAAGGTTTGTCGTTGAAGGAAGGCATTGCTATCGAAGACATGACTCACGATGAGTACATGACCGAAATTGTGATGCCGATGCTTGAAAAAGCCATTCTTAAGATGTTGTGGCGCTTTATCTGGTTCAACGATAAGGAAGCCAAGAATGTTGCAGAAGGTGGCGTTATCACTGACGGTGTTGATTTGAAGTATTTCACGTTGAACGATGGTTTGTTTAAGCGTATTTTCGCTATCATGGCAGCTAAGCCAGGTCAGCATGTGGCAATTGAAGCTAACGCAAAAGCTACCATCGCCGAGCAACGTAAAGCATTGTACATCCAAGGTGTTGCAACTAACATCATGGATTCCATGATTGCGGCTAAGTCACCAAGAATGGGTGCAAAGGAAAACGTGTCATTTAAGATGACCGAAGCATTTGCAGAAGCGTTGCGTTGGGATTTGAAGAAGAGCAATAGCGGTGACTTGGTTTTCACTGAAACAAAGGACGGTGTTAAGCTTGCAAAGTATGCGGGTTATGACGTGATTGTTCTTCCAATCTGGGACCAGATGATTGGCGAATACGAAAACCTTGGTGCAACTTACAATAAGCCTTACCGTGTGGTATTGTGTGCAAAGGGTGACTTGTTGGTTGGTACTGGTTCTAAGAACTCTCTCAATGAGTTCCGTACCGGCTTTGAAGAAAAGGAAGGTACTAACTGGTACAAGGCTAAGGATGAAATCGGCACTCAGACACTCGAAGACGATTTGATTGTCGCTGCATACTAATCCAAGGGGGTGAAATTCCCCCTTTCTCCTAAAATGTCTAATAATTAAAAAATCCGAACAATATGAGCGATTGTGTAAAATACGTTTTAGCAGGTATCGAAAGAAACTGTGCTAACCCGGTTCAAAAGGGCGTTGAAAAGACTGGTTGGATTGTAAACCGCGACCACGTGGATTTGATTAACTCCGTTGTGGCAGGTTCCAAGATTACAACTTTGGCTTTCAATGACGATGCGCCTGAAAAGCCTCTTTTCCCTATTGTTATCGCCGGTAAGACTCCGTTTAACGGTTTGAAGTCTTCTTTGGTCGTGGGTACTTACTCGAACTCATGGACAAAAGAAGCTCCGATTGTGATTCTCGATACTGGTGCAGCCGTTGTAGAAAATGTTATCAATCCGTTAACCGCAGCTGATTCCTCTTTCATCCTGATTGTGGAAAACAAGTTCAAGGGCCAGAATGGTGATAACGCATACGAAGTTTACGGCTATGACCAGGGTTTGGTCGCATCAGCGGGCGAAAACGACAAGTACAATGAAGAATGTGATGGCGGTTGGAAGGTAACTTTGACTGAGGAAGCCGCAGCCCATGCAGCTTTGTTCTTGGAACCTACCGTAGAAGAGGCAACCGGGGCAGCCGTTACTAAGAAGTTTATCGAAAGTAAGGCTTGGACTAAAACCGCTGAGTAATGGGCCTTCTGAAAGAAGTTGAAAATCTGATAGCCGCTGCCACTACCGGCGGCGGTTTATCATATCCACAAAAAAGGAGGGTGGAAGAATTGACACGGCTCATCCTAAATGCTGAGGTTAGGCAGTGTAATTGTTCCGACCGCTTTTTGGATGCCTTGTTCATGTGTAGAAAACAATTAAAAACCTATGGAATCATGAAACCATGCAAGTATAAATTAAAGAATAACGTTGTGTTGCAGTTTCAAAACAACGTGTACACAAATGCCAATTTGACCGATGAAGTTGCAGAAGCGTATTTGGCAAAATATCCGAACACTACTTATTTCGCTGAAAAGAAAGTTATTGAAGTTTCAGAGAAACAAGCAGAAAACACCGACCCGGTGAAGCGTTCCGAAGGTGATGATTTGACCGAAGCAGTAGAATCTATCAAGGATATGTTTAGCCGTGGCATCGGTATGATGGAAATTCGCGAACGCATGAAGAATTTCGTATTTTCAAACGGCGATACAATCGCATGGCGAGGCGTGCAAGAAGCAATTAAGATTTTCAAGGAATCTGTAAACGAATCATCTGAAAATGAAAACGTCAACACTGAAGAAGAAAGCAAGTAAGCGGGTGCAGTCGAGCTATCAAAGCTCACTGAACTTGTTGGCTTACGGTAGCGACAACTTATATCCCCAGACGGCTGACCTGATTGTTTCGGCCAGCCCGACCGGGGCCGTTTGTCTCGACCGCTACGCCAAGTTCATCAAGGGTAACGGCTTGCTCAACGTTGCTTTCTCAGAATACGTTGTTAACCGTGCAGGTGAAACGGCGGATGAATTGCATAGCCTTGTTTGCGATGATTTGGCCCGCTACGGTGGTTTTGCTCTTCACGTGAACTATAACATTTTCGGCGAGATTGTGGAAGTACAGCATTTCCCGTTTCAGAATATCCGTTTGGCAGAATGTGACGATGATGGCTTTATTTCGGAATTGGTGACACATCCAGATTACACTGGCGAAAGCACAAAGAACAAAAAGCGTCTGAGTGTTACAGCCGCAAATTGCGAGCGTTTCCCGATTTTCAACCCGGATAAGGCTGTAGTTTTAGCCCAGATAATGAAAGCGGGCGGCGTTGAGTTCTACAAAGGTCAAATCATGTACGTTTCCCGTGCAGGACGTATGAAATACCCGACAACTATCTATGACAGTGTTTTAACGGACATGTCAACAGATGAAGGTATTTCAAACATCAAGTACAGAGACGTTAGACATGGCTTTGTAGCAGCCGGTATCGTTGTCACTGAAAAAGGGTCGCCCGTGGACGGTTTGGACTTGTCAGACGATGAACTTCAAGAAGAACTTGACGAACTGCAAGACCAACTGGAAAAGTTGCAAGGCGATGAAGCAGTAGGCAAACTTTTAGCGGTTTCAGTCGGTCAGAACGAAAAAGCCCCTGAAATCATGCCATTGCAAAAGGCCAATCATGACAAGTTGTTTGAGGTCACAGAAAAGAGCACTACGGAAAGAATTTACGCAGCTTTCAATCAAGAGGCATTTTATCGCATCCGTACTGGCTCCGTTGGTTTCAGCTCAGAAATGATGGAAGATGCCTATTCTCTTTATGCTGCTATGGTTACTCCAGAGCAACGCATGATTGAACGGGCTTTCACCAGAGTTTTCAAGCATTGGCACGAGGTTTGCAACCCGTCAAATGATTACAGTACACAACCACTTAAATACGTGAAGCTATGATAATTCAACCGCAAGATATAACAACACTTTGCCGATTTACGGACATGGACGATTCTGACTTGGAACGCTTTATCGAGACAGCGGAAAATGTGGACTTGAAAATTCAGTTAGGCTGTGAGCTTCTGGATAAGGTAAAAACCAATCCGGAGCAATATGCGGAACTTCTGGGCGGTGGACGATACGAAGACAAGGACGGCACTATTTTCACGTTCTCAGGGCTTAAAAAGGCTCTTGCTTTCTATGCCTACAGCCGCGCGGCAAAGCAAGGTACGGAAATTTTGACGCGTACCGGTCTGGTGGATAAGTTGAACGACTATTCCCAAAAAACTGACCAGAAAAATCGCGAGATTGTGGCCAAGGAAACCCGCGATGTTGCAGACTACTACATGCGTGAAGTCATGCAGTATTGCAAGTTCAAGGGCTACATTTCAGAGTGTGCCAAGCCAATCAGACGAAAGAATATTTACCGTGTAATCGGGGAGGGCTAAGGATGGAAAGAGATAATCTGGAAAGCTTAGGCCGTGGCACTTCGATGGTTGTGTTTGGTAGCGAGCTGACCGCATTGGCGTGGGATATGCGTTGGCTATTCTTGACAGCCTTTTGTCTGATTCTGGTTGACTTCTGGTTTGGTACTCACGCATCGCATAAGCGTGGGGAGCATTTCCGGACATCGCGAGCCGTTCGCCGGACTCTTTGTAAAATGGTGGACTATGTTTGTGTTGTAATCCTGGGTGCGTTTCTGGGCATGGGAATCGGTGAACCGTTAGGCATAAAACATGAAATTGTAGCAGCTATTTGTGTACTGATTGCCATTTGTGTAGAAATAGATTCCATTTATACAAACTGGTGCGAAGTGCATGATGTTAGAAAACGTTTCAGTATCGCGAAACTTGTCACCGGGATAATCGGCATCAAATCCAAAGAGCTGAAAGATGCTATAAATGAATCAGAAGTAAAAGATGATAACAATCCAAATAAAGACGTATGATGAAGGAAATCAAGTATAAACCATTGGAAGACCAACCAAAGGGGAAAGTAGTCAAACCGTTATACATACAAATTAAATGCTGAGGTATGGGAAAGATTCGAAGACCGAAAGCTATGGTTTTCGTTTTTAGCGAAACGAGTTCGGACAAAATTCATTGTCCTTTTTGTGGTACGGAAATGTCTATTAGTGAAAAGCCGATTGCAGCTTTGGAACAAATAAACTATTCGTGCCCAAAATGTAAAACTTTAGTTGAGTATTTACCAAATTAAGTAAGAACATGACAAAGAACGAAAAGAATTTTGACGGCGTACATTGTCCGTTTTGTGGTACAAAAATGATTTGGGGTTCGGATTTCATGGCATCGGAAACCGGGCATTTGGACCCGGAAACACCATTGGAAAACGATGTAATGGTAAAATATTACTCGTGTCCTGATTGTGGGGCATCAGGTGAATTTGTTCAAAACATGGAGGAGTAAACATGGCTAAGAAAGTAAAATCAAGGGCACACATCCCATCTGTGTTGAAGTTTGCAAAGGCTCACGGCATAACGCCGCATTGGTGTGAGGTTGACGGCATTTTTGCAACTCCGAACGGTATTTGCCCGTTTTGTGGAACCAAGGGAAGTCCCTACAAAGAAGGAGGTCAGAAATGAGAAAGATAAATACTATCGTAATCCATTGCTCAGCGACTCCGGAGGCTATGACCTACCCGTTAGAAAGTCTGAGAGCTGACCATAAAAGCCGCGGATATGTGGATGTTGGTTATCATTACTACATTCGCAAAGATGGGAGTGTCCAAGAAGGTAGACCACTGAACCAAATCGGAGCACACGCCAAAGGCTATAACACCGGCTCCATCGGAATTTGCTACGAAGGTGGTTTGGATGCCAACCGCAAGCCAAAGGACACCAGAACGGAGGCACAAAAGAAATCTATGTTAGTTCTTTTGAAAGCAACGTTGAAGCTTTACCCGTCTATTACCCGCATTTGCGGCCACCGGGATTTGCCGAAAGTCGCTAAGGATTGTCCGTGTTTTAACGCATTGGAAGAATATAAACATTTGTTGGTATGAAAAAGCTGATTGTTATAATCTTTTCCCTTGTGTTGGTGTGCATCCTTGCAGGTTGTAGAACTACAAAGGATTTGCAGAACACAAGTAATGTGGAAACCCGTATAGAATACCGTGACAAATATCATCGGGATAGCATCTATATCCGTGATTCAGTAATCATCCACGAGAAAGGCGATACAGTGTACAAAGACCGGTGGCGGATTGAGTGGAAAGATAAAATTATCCGTGATACTGTCTTCAAAACTGATACTGTGTACAAAGAAAAGGAGGTTTTTCGCGACAAAAGCGAGCCGCCGAATGACTGGAACCTGACAATACTTTTAATAATCATTGCAATACTAATCTTTAAATTCAAATAACTATGAGTAGAAGAGGAACATCAGATGCCGCAAACATCGGCGAAATTAGAAACGTGGACATGACGGTAGGCTACAAGGGTAGTGAGCCGGTAAATGTGAAGAACAACGGTAGCGAAGCTGTTACTTTGTCCGTACACATGTTCGACATGCCGCAAGGCGAATATGTCGAAACAACTTTTTACCCGGGTTGGAACCCAGAAATCATTGATGAAATTCAGGCGAAACCAGAAGTGTTTAACATACAAGTCGGTTTATAAGCTATGTTGACGATAGGTTTAGGTCCCGCTTTCGCTAGTGGTGGAGGCGGTGGAGGTGGAACAACACCGGATATTTTCGGTCTGGATTTTGTAACGACAACGGTTGAGGCTAAAGTAACGGATAAATCTATAACTGAGTTTCCGTTGGTGGACACTTCGA